CAAATGTTACTACAAATGTAGCATCAAACCACATTGCAAATCCTCCTTTATTCATCATTTTAGGTTGACCCATTGGTGATGTTGCTTTAGCTGCCCATACTTTATTGGTACAAACTAATGAATTTGTAAATGGTGATGACTCCTTACGTGATAATGTAATACGTTGATTTACATTGTTACCAAATTGAGTTGACATAGCACCTGCATTCCATTCATTATTATTTTTATTAGACTTAATAGACATTTCACAAGGAACTGAACCTATTGAATCCCACAAAAACATTAAATCATAAGGTAAATTACCTTTCTTTTGTTCATCTAACATATCTAAAATAAAACTAGATACATCTTCAATTGAATGGATAGTTTCTCTATCAACATAAATAAAGTCACCTGTATAGTCTACAATTTCACCTGTATCTTCATCAACAACTTCATTTACTTTTAATCCCATCATTTTAGCATGTTCCCAAGACCATTTCATCTCTGTAATAATGAATACAGGTAAAATATTTCTTTTTTGAGATGCTACAGCTGTTTCTAATAATGCTGTAGTTTTACCTGTATCAGAGTGACCTCTTAAAAGAACAATATGTCCTAAAGGAATTCCTGGTATAGATAACACATCTGTAAATGCTTGAGAGAGTGGAATCCATTCTTGGTCTTTAAATTTAACATTATTTGCTAAACCTTTTTTGTTTTTAAAACTATCTAAATTAAATCCAGATTTAAGTTCTGCTGAAACAGCTTCAGCTAATGATTTTTTATTTCTAGGCATGTATTTTTATAATTAAAAGGGTAAACCATCATCTTCTTCATCATCAAATAAAGCATCAAATTTATCTACAGGAGCTTTAGTATCTTTTTTAGACAAACTGTAGTTTGATTTAGGATTAGATGATACATCATTATCAAAATCTGATGATTTTTCTTTAATTATTTCACCTTCTTCTGCTTCAGCTTCTGGATTTATAAATTTAGCTAATAACTTTTTAATAGTATCATAACTTTTCTTATACTTTCCTTGTAATTCTAAAATTTCATTTTGATTTTCTAACCAACTTTTAACTAAATCAGCATCTGTACTTAATGGAGATGACTTACGTTTAGGAGTAATTGAAGATAATAAAACTTGTCTACCACCTACATCACCATATTTAGCTTCTAATGTGAAATCAATTCCTTCATTAATGTCTGTGTAATCACCATAATCTGGATCATCTGCTAAACTTAAAAGTGATTGGTAAATATTTTTTCCAAATTCCCAAAGACGAACTCCTTTATCTTCTTCTCCTCTAACAATTACTTGAGCAAATACTCTCATTTTAGGATCAATTTTCTTAGCTAATTTCCAATTTTCACTTTCATTAGTTTCACGTAATTTTTTAGCAAATTCTACAATTGGATCAGCTTCACCCCAGTTACTTAAAGAATAGATAGCAAATTTATCAAAACCATAATGAAGTGATACTTCTGTAAATGGCCATTCTTTGTTAAATTTTGAAGGAACAATTCTAATTTGATATTTTCCTTCTTGTTTTGGTTTCCAATAAAGTGTTGTGTAGTCAATCTTTTCTCCTTTTGGTTTGTTTGAGTTGGATTGTAATGAGCCTAACTTACTCTTAATCATGTTTAAATCCATAATATAACTTGTTTTTATTTAATAATATAACTTGTTTTTTACTAATATGCCTAAATGTAACAATTTTTTGAAGAGTGGCCAAACACCCTTATAACCTTTCTATAATTCAATAATCTTAAATATCTTAGTATTTAATTGTTTTATTTCATTATGTTGAGTTAGTAATATACAATTTCTATAATGTTGCCAGTCAATTGGGAATTGAGTGTCTACAACACCTCCATTTAATGATTTGATTAACTCATTTAGAGCATTTATTGTATATAATGTATTAGTATCTTTTTTTCTATGTACTAATATTGTGTTTGGTGGTATTTCATTAAGATTTCCTTGATCTACATTATATGTAATAACATATTCCTCATTACTTTTTATATATAATGCAAAAATCTTGTTATATAGAATATCATACTTTTTCTGGATATCCTCAACTAGTGAATCCATCTCATTGAGGGTAGTAAAAGTACAAAACAATTTATTGTTCATAGAATTTAGATCAATTTCTGACTCAAAGTCATACTGGTGATACATATGTGATATTTCTGGTGGACTTATGTTCATAACTTAGTTTTAAAAATTATAATTTGTGCCTTTTTTGGCTTTTATATTTAATTTATGTTTAGAGAAGATGTCTTTTATTTGAAACATTACTTCTTTTTCATTCATATCTACATCAAAGAGGAATGAATCATATACATATAATACTAATTTAGTATTTTTTCCTCTTAAAAGTTTTAATATCTCCCACAAAATAACAATATTATTTGATGTCTCCAAGTTTTGAAGAAGATAATTTAAAAGTTTTTGAGGATTCATATCCTCTAAGTCTTTTTTTATAAATTTATAGTTTGAGATAGGACAAATAACTTCTCCTTTATTATTAAATGTTTCCCATAACTCTTTTGTATAACTTTTTACTTTACTAAAAAACTCTAAATGTTCATACTGTTTAAAAACACCTCCATAAAGTTGTTTAAATGTTAATTCTTTAGCTTTTTTATAGTCCACTCCATACATTTCAGCAAAGGATTGATGAATGTCTTCTGTGTCAAATCTATAACCAATGACCCTAGACAATAAAGTAGGGTGATAAGCAGATATATCCATATCAACAAATATATCATTGCTAGGTATAAAACACTTTCTCTCCCCATTCTTTTTATTTAAAGCTGAAAAATTAACACCACCAAAAGTATTAGAAGGTCTAGTAGTTAAGGTGTTTAAATTGTATTGAGTATAAATATAGTCCTTAGCTTGATATTCAAAATATTGTTCATAAAGTTCATTGTCTATTTTAAGACCACTTCTTTCTATTATATTAAAAACTAGAGAAGCTTTAGTGTCATAAAATGGATTTATGTCTGTTGGAAATTCTTGATTACTAAATAATTCTTCACAGTACTCATAATGTTTAGTAACTGGAATAATTCTATTTATGTCTTTTTTCTTTGGGTATTTGTTATAGTAAAATCTATAAACTTGTGGTTCATCAGATATATCTGTAGGTTTTGATTGATGACATTTTTTATGGAAATAATAATGTAAAAAATTCTTTTTATCTCTAACATATATTGTGTCAATTTCATTAAGTACCTCGGTTAATAAACTATTTTCAACGGTGAATGTCTCACTATGATCTATAGGTACAATATATCCTTTATCTCCATTTAGTGGTTTTATATACACTAAGGAAATACTATTTAAGACAGGATGAACAGTGTTAGAGAATGGTATAACTTCAACAAATACTTTTTTATAACCTTTTAATCTAAAACTATTTATTTGGTCTTTATTTTCTACAAGCCAAAACATTAAAATTAAAATAAAAAAAGCTTGGCAAAATGCCAAGCTAAAATTTTATTTTTTATAATACACTACCTTTTTTTGTAGTTTTTTTTGTTGGTTTTTTCTTAGAAGTTTTTTTCTTAGCTGGTTTGCCAGTACTCATTTTTTTAACTTCTTTTTTAGGTTCAATTGGTTCAACACACCAACCAAAACATACCTTACCAAAGGTTAGTTTTGTTACTAAAGTACAAATTGTTTTTTTCATATTTCTTCTGTAAATTCTTCTTCAGATTTATCTTTCTTAGTGAAGATTTTTTCAACTCCAGCTATACCAAAGCAACCTAAGGTAATTACTAAAAATGAATTGTAAATAAATTCTTGGACTACTAGGTCTTTACCTAAGTATCCTGTTACTAAATCAGCAACAGCAAATAATACCATTACTGCAAATGACATAAATCCAATTATAGATTTTTCATTTAAGTCATTTTTGTCTTTGAATATGTCTCTAAAAGCCATAAATTTTTTGTTTAAATAATTTAAAATTCTCATAAAAACTTTTTTAGTGAAACAATTTTTAATTTATTATAAATATTAGAATGACTCCATAAGGATATCATCTATTTTACCTTGTACTTGGGATTTAGTTGCTTTTATACTAAATGATATATCTGCTTGATATCTTTTTACTTCTTTACCTCCATTAAAAATAATAATTGTTGGTACAACTACTATTTCATATTTTGAGGCAGCTGCTGCATCTGTAACTATGTCACATCTTTTTATTTTAGCATCACTTAATCCACCAAACCATTTTACATTGTTAGCTGAATTCCAGCCAGCATTAAAGTGTACTACTGTTAAACCACTTCCTACTTTTAATTGACTAAATGAAATAAGAGGAAATAAGAGTAACAATACTAATATTAATTTTTTCATAAGAAAATATTTTAGTTGAGTTTGTCTATTTTATCCTCAATTCTATCTAAATCTTCTTTAATTTCTTCAACATCTGATTGAGTATTTTGGATAGTTAGACGGATATTTTTATCTTTCATATCAAATTCCATTCTAGTTACATCTGGTGGTGGTGGAACTGGAAGTTCTTTTGCTTCTGCTATGTCAGCTTGTAGCATAAACCACATACTAATAACAGTTGCCATTCCAATACCAATACCAGCTAGTGTTTTGATACTTACTTTAAAACCTGTGTCTTCATTTAACTCTTTAGCCATCTTTTTTAATATATTACATAATTAATACCCACTGAGAAATCATGCCAAGTACGATTCCAGTATTTGTTATACTTACCTTCTAGGAATACACCTAGACTTTTATTAAATCTACGTCCAAATATTAAACCACCTGAGTAGTCTATCCATTGTCCTCCATTATAAGTATGGTATGAATACTCATTATTTGTTTTTATGTGATAAGGCATTAAATTACCCCATGAATGAACCCAAAAGTTTTTAGTATAATGATAAAAATCAAATCCTATTACAAATGAGTATTCAATTGTTTGGGTTAACTCATCTTTTTTTCTATTTGTATAATCAGATAATACTTGAGGTATAACAACAGCTTCCCATACTTCACTACTTGTAGCTACTTCATTACCAGCTGGATCAAAATATGTTTCACCACCTTGACCATCAAATTGTACTGAATATCCTTCTTGTAAAGCAAGATCTGTATAGTGTAAATTTCCATTAGATAACATCCATTCTTCTAATGGGTTATATCCATAAGGTTTAGATAATCTTTGAACAGCACCTATATTTAATGAAAGTTTACCTTGTTTGTCTACTTTATATCTATATCTTTCAGATGCTTCAAAATATTCTATGTCAGCAAAACCATCTTTTAAAAATTCTACTTTACCAATCCAATGGTCAGCTACATATCTTAAAAAGTGATGTTGATTAAATAATGATATTCCTTGTTGTCTAGTCCAATCAGCTTCAAATAAAAATTCAAATCCTTTTATTTTACCAATTGTAGCAGCATCTGAATATGATCTTTCAGTACCATCATAAAATACATTTGCTCTATTTTCATATCCTAATCTAGCTATTTTTCTAACACCTACAGCTATTGAGAAATCAAATGGAGTTTTTATTGTGTTTGTTTCTAAACCATTTGTAACTGAATATACATCTACATCTGATATAGAGTTACCTCCTGTTACAGCTCCATAAAATGTAGCAAATTTAAAGGCTTTTTTAACACCTCTTCTAAATTTACCTTCTTCTTGGGCACTAACACTTAAAGTACTTAATGCTAATAATATTATTAATAGATTTTTCATTGTTTAATCACTCTTTTAGTATATCTTTTATCTTTATATATAACAACTAAGTTATAAGCACCTGGTGATAATTTATCTAAATCTACACGTATGGTATTATAACCTTCTTCATCTGTAATAGAAACTTCTTTACCCATCATATCTAAAACTTTTACTTCTACATCTAAATGAGTATCTACAAATAATTTATCATTTGTTGGGTTTGGATAAACTATAATTCCTAAAGCATTTGGATCATCTAATCCAGCTGGCCATCCATTTTGACAGTAGTTATACATTGATTGACATGAAGCATCCCAATCTGTAGTACAACAATAATCATCTATATCAATTACCCAAGCATAACATCCATCATTTAACCAATAAGGTACTCCTGGACCTCCATAACAACCAGCATCATATAAACAAGCTGAAGAGTCAGTTATATTAGCAGTTGGGTCATAATTAT